TTGTGAGATATCAACTACTATGAATCTAGGTGGTGATGATTGGCCAATATATTTAGAGCCATCTGGGGAAGTAGGTAAAAAAGGAATTAAAGTAGATCTAAAGCCAGGAGATATGTTAGTATATTCTGGTTGTGAGCTAGAACATTGGAGAAATAAATTTAAAGGTAAGGAATGCGTACAAGTTTTTCTGCATTATAACAATCGTAAGACACCAGGAGCGAAGGATAATATGTTCGACAAGCGTCCACATTTAGGTCTTCCTTCTTGGTTTAAACGATGATATAATCCTTAGATGGAGGCAGGGCACCACCACATACCCCCTGTCTCCTTTTAAGGATTTATATTTATGTTTTTTGGCGGAACTTCATTTGCATCAGCACCTTTTGCAGACCCAGGATTTAATCCTAATGCATTAGCGATTGTATCAGGAATTAGACTTAATGAATCGACAGGCACCGTCGGTATTGTAGGAGACGCTTTAGTTCTACCTACTGGAAACAGGTTAAATTTAGCAATTGGTAATGTTCAAGTAGCAGATGTTATAGGTGTATCAGGAATTGCAACACAATTAGCAACAGGTTCTGTTACAGTCTCAGCCGCAGCTAATTTTGGTGTTACAGGACAAAGGGTTAATCTAACTACAGGAACAGTTAATGTTGCAGACGTAGTTGGTGTATCAGGAAACAGGCTTAATTTAGATACTAGTGATGTTACAACAATTGGAAAAGCAGTTGCTGCTGTTACGGGAAATAGGGTTAATTTAGACACAGGTTCTGTTACATTTGCATTTAAATATAGTGTTACCGGAAGTAGAGTAAATTTATCTACAGGGACAGTTAGTTTAACAGCTGATGCAAATGTTTCGACAACTGGAAACAGAATTAATTTAGATACAGGTGATGTATCTGTTGTTGCAAAAGCAAATGTATCTATTACAGGAAACGCAGTTGAAATAGCTGTAGGAGATGTCACTACAAAAGCAAATGCTACAGCAATTGTTACAACCAATAGACAAAATTTATCAACAGGAACAGTGACTGTTGTTGCAAAAGCAACTACTTTAGTAACAGGAAATCAATTAAATGTTGCTGATGGAACAGTTTTAATTAAAAAATGGGATGGTATTGTACCTGGAGCTGATATGACTTGGACTCCAGTGCAAACATCATTAGGATAAGATATGTATTTTGGAGGAAGCACATTTGCCGGAGCACCATTTGCCGATCCAGGTGGAGTTAGTATATTTGTTGCAATATCAGGAAATAGAGTTAATGTAAGCACAGGCACTGTTGGAATTAGTGCTTCTGCTAGAATATTACCAGGAGGCTCTGAGATAGAGATATCTGTAGGTAATGTAACTACAAAAGTTAATCAAACAGTACCTGTATCAGGGTACAGAATAAACCTTGCAACTGGTACCGTTTCTGTGATATCATGGAATCCGATAGTTCCAGGAGCAACAGGTACTTGGGTACCTATTGACCCGAATAATCCGTAGGAGAAATATATGGCATCAAGTACGTCAAGTGACTTAAAACTAGAATTAATTACCACAGGTGAGAAATCAGGAACCTGGGGCACTATTACAAACACGAATTTACAGATATTAGAACAAGCATCATCAGGATACTTATCACTTGCAGTAGGTTCAGGAGACGTAGCATTATCTTTAGCAAACCATGCTACAGCAAATGGTAAGAATTTATACTACAAATTAACTGGCACACTAGCTGGAAATAGAGCAGTTACTATGCCTGACTCTGCAGAAAGAGTCTTTATTGTAGAAGACGCTACAGCTAGATCATCTAGCAACTATACACTTACAATTAAAACTGTATCAGGAACAGGTGTTGCATTACCTATCGGATCAACAACAGTTCTATATTCTGATGGAACAAATATTACAGGAAAATTACAAACAAAAGGATACTACACACCAACTACTACATACACTACAGTTAATGGTGATCAAGTTTTGATAGATACTTCAGGGAGCGGTATTGGTACTGCAATTACAATTAATCTACCAGCATCACCTGCAGTAGGAAATGAAGTTACATTTATAGACAGCGGTAATAACCTTGCATCTAACAACTTAACAATCGGTAGAAACAGCTCTAATATTTTAGGTAGTGGTTCAGATTTAGTAGTTTCAGCTAATGGTTCTGCATTTACTTTAGTATATGTTAATGCAACTAGAGGCTGGGTTTACAAAGATAAAATATAGGGGCTAAATAATGGCTCTTCTTGATTTCCAATTCTTACCAGGAATTGACAAACAAAATACAACAGTAGGCGCTGAACAGCGTTGGGTTGACTGCGATAACGTAAGATTTAGATATATGCTACCAGAAAAAGTTGGTGGTTGGTCTTCATTAATTACAGATACTATTGTTGGTGTTGCAAGACGTGAATTTGCATTTGTTGATTTAGCAGGTAATAGATATGTTGCTATTGGAACAGACAAATTTCTACTTATTTATTTTGAAGGACAGCTTTATGATGTTACGCCTTTGAAAACTACATTAAGTTCTTGCACTCTTGCAACAACATCAGGTTCAGCAGTTTGTTCTATTACAAAAGCAAGTCATGACCTAGTAGCAGGTGATGTTATATTATTAGATAATGTAACTTTACCAGTAGGTACTGGTTATTCTAATTCAGATTTTGAAGATAAATTATTTCAAGTAACAAGTATTACAAGTTCAAGTGTGTTTACAATTACACAAAGTTCTAATGCAACAGCAACAGTTTCAACAGGTGGTAGTTTAGAAGTTAAACCTTATGAAACAGTAGGTCCTGCAGCACAGTCATATGGTTATGGTTGGGGTACAGATACTTGGGGAGCAGGTAAATGGGGTGAAGCTTCTTCTGCAACCGATGTAACACTAGAACCTGGCTTATGGTCATTAAGTAATTTTGGTCAAGTGTTAGTTGCAACAGTTGCAAATGGTAAAACATTTACATGGAATGCTGGAGCAACAGATCCTTTAACTGTAAGAGCATCAACATCTACTTCAGGTTTTGCAACTACAAATAATCCAACTGCAACAAGGGTGACATTAGTATCGCCAACAACACGTCACTTAATTCATTTAGGAACTGAAACAACTATTGGCACACCGTCAACTCAAGATGATATGTTTATAAGATTTTCAGAACAAGAAGACATAAATGATTATACAGTAACTGCAATTAACTCTGCAGGTACACAAAGATTACAAGATGGTACAAAAATTATAGGTGCCTTAAAAGCAAAAGAATCAATTCTAGTTTGGACTGACAATGCATTGTACACGATGAAATTTATTGGTGCACCTTTTACCTTTGGATTTGAACAAGTTGGTACTAACTGTGGATTGATTGGTAAAAATGCAGCGGTTGAAATAGATGGTGTAGCCTATTGGATGTCTACAAATGGTTTTTTTGCATTTGATGGTACTGTTAAATCTCTACCTTGTACTGTTGAAGACTATGTTTATGATCAAGCAGATACTACTAAAGGGCAACAAGTATATGCCGGTTTAAATAACCAGTATACAGAAGTAACTTGGTATTACCCATCAACAAACTCTGAGTATAATGATCAATACGTTATTTTTAACTATGGTGAAAGTAATAATAGATCGGGACCGGTTTGGTATATTGGAACTGAAGCTAGAACATCTTGGATTGATGCAACCGTATACCCCAACCCTATTGCAACTAAATTTAATGATAGCGCTACTGGAACATTTCCAATCATTGTTGGAGAATCAGGGCTCGGGCAAACTACTTTATTCGAACATGAAGTAGGTACAGATCAGGTAAACCCCGATGGTAGTACAACAACAGTTACATCGTTTATACAATCTTATGACTACGATCTACAACAAGCACAAAGAGGTCAGTCTTATTCTATAGCAGGTGATGTATTCTTAGCAGTTAGAAGATTCTTACCTGACTTTAAAGATCTTGCAGGTAATGCAAAAGTAACACTTGCAGTTAAAAGATATCCATCCGATTCACAAACAACAACAGCTTTGAGTCCATTTACAATTACTACTTCTACAGAAAAAAAAGATACAAGAGCAAGGGGTCGGTTTGTTAATATAAAAATAGAAAATGATAGTGCGTCAGAATCTTGGAGATTTGGAACTATGAGACTAGATATACAACCGGATGGTAGAAGATAATGGCTAAAATAGTAGCAAGATTACCAGAACCAAAAAAAGAATATGATGAGTCTAACCAAAAACAAATCAATAGATCTATTGCTATTATAGTCGAACAATTAAACTCTACGTTTTTAGATGAGTTGAAACAAGAGACGGAAAGATTTACTTGGTTTAAATCAGGAAATTAATATGGCAAATATATATAAAAACGCTAACTTTGACTTAAATTCAACATCAGTGATAGATGTATATACTTGTCCATCTAACTCTAGAGCCATAATACAGAACATACACGCGGCTAATATTGGTAGTGGAAACACGGAAATAAAAGCTTTTCTATACGATAATTCAGCAACAACTGCTTTTCAATTCGCCGAACATACTGTAAACTCAGGAGATTCTAAGTCTATCTCTGACGGCTCAATTGTGTTAGAAGAGAATGATAAATTACAGTTACAAGCTGCTACAGCAGATATATTTGAAGGCACTTGTGCAATATTAGAAATAAACAGGGATTAAATTATGGCATTTATAGAAGAAAGTGAAGTAGCATACACAATGATAAACGGTAAAAAAGTACCGGTTGTAAAATGTGAAACAGAAGTGGTATTAAGAAATACACAAACTAATCATGAGTACAATTCAGATAAAGAAGCAGAAGATGACATCGCTAATCCTGAAACAGCTACTCAAAAAGAACATATAACAAGATCATTAAAAATTAAAGTAGCAGCGATGCCACCATTAGGTGCAGCATCCGATGAGGATAAATAGTGTTACCACCAGGATTTTATAACCAGGTAGATAAAGACATATACGCTGCGGGTGATTTTTTCATACCGCAAGAGCGATTTAGAGCTGCGCCCTATACTGTAAATCAACCAACTAATCCTGATGAAGTTCCTGCAGGTATACCTGCTGTATATCAAGCTCAAGGTGGTGGAGGTGGTGGCTATACTGGTGGTATATCAGATTTAACAGGAAATTTTTTTCAAACAATAAACGACAGACAAAATAGACTTACAGAATTAAATAGACCTTTACAAGCAGCACAGTTTCCAAGTTTTCCTGGAGCAAAAACAGCTGCAGGATCTAACGCTAACACGTTATACAACCAAGCATTTAAAGATTTAAATGATCCTAGTCTTAAAGGTATGTCTAATGACTTTGTTGGTAAAACAGCTCAAAGTGTTATGGACTACGCTGATGATTCAATTCAAGATTACAAAATGAAATATGCTACAGGAGAACTAGGTCCCAATTATATACCAGCAGAAAAACCTACATTTAATAGAAAAATAAATGATTTTTTTTATGATAAACTTGGTTTTACTAAACCACAATCAGCAGATCAAATTTTAGAGGAAGGATACAACAAACCATATGGTTCAATGGGTCCAGGAATATTCGGAGCAATTTTAGGTAAGATGGATAACTATTCTAACCTACCAGTAGCAGACCAAGCATTCATTGCAAAAAATATGGGCTACACAGGTCCGACAGTATTTGGTGATAATTCATCTGGATTATCTAAAGATCCTTTTGGATTAAACACTAGATCTGCATTTGGTAACTATGCAGAAAGAGTCGGTGTTGAATCAGAAAAACTTGGAGATGCATTAAGTGCCACTGGAGCAATAGGTAGTAAAAAAGATTATCAGGGTGCAA